TACCTCGGTATACGAGTCCAGAAATGTTTTGTTCTGCAGGCTGGTCTGCGTCGAGTCGGCCGTGATGCGGCGCAGGCGCACATCCCAAGGACCAGCGCCAATGAGCGGGACGTAGTAGCTGCGCTGGTACCGCGAAGTGGTTTTGCCCGAGACCGTGTCGGAGACCACCTGCACATACCCGGCTCCCCGCGCCTGCACGTCGATCGCGTAGCTGACCGAAGTGCCGTTCAGGTCACCGTTGGTAGTGTCTTGCAGCGTAAGCGTCGGTATGCTGACCTTGATGCGCACGGCATCCACGTCAGGGTCAGTGATGGAGCGCACCACCGGCTGATTGGCCTTGCACTCCACCCCAACAGCCACTTCGTTTTCCACAGCGGAGAAGCCGGGGATGTAGCTTTGTTGCTGGGTGCCAGGGCGGGTTTCGAGCGTTACCCCCGTGAAGTTGTAGCTGCCGTCCGGATTCTGGATCGGGGTGTCGTCCAGGTAGACGGATTGCAGGTTTGCGGCCAAGCCCTCAATCTCACCCTCGCAGACGAGGTCAACCACCCTGGCATAGGCCTTGGAGCGCAGGCTGTCGGGCGCTTCCTGTGCCACACGTGCGCTGCCACCCCCACCCTTTCCACCGCCACCGGCGCCAATGATCAGAGAAGTGCTCTGTGTGCTCATACAGCGATCTCATCCACATCAATGCCCGCGCTGATCACGGCCGAACCCACAATGAGTCGGCCGTAGCCCACAGGTACGGGATGGCCCTGCGCCGTGGTGTTGACGGCCCCGTTGAAAACATAACTGGGCTGGTTGCCTGGCCGCTCAGAGGGATCTTGGGCTTTGGCGGTGGGAGCAATCATCTGAGCCACACCGCCCAGGATCATGGATGTGCCCACTGAATACAAAGTGGCCTGCGACAGAAAAGAGCCTGCTGCGGCCCAGCCCATCGGATTCCACCAGGATACGGCGATCAGGGCAGCGCCCAGCAGGATCTGACCCAGCCCGTTACCACCGGCCCCGGACACGACCGGCGCGATGGTGATGCGCTGTCGGCCACTGGGCTCGTGCAGACGATCAAGGCTCAGCGCATCCCGTCCAGCCAGCACCCGATAGCCCACTCCTCGCTCACCCGAGGCGACCAATTCCCGCTCAAAACCGGGAAAGTTGGCACAAAGGGCGCGCACGGCCTCAGCCGCCGAGGTCACCGCCATCCTGTGCCGACGCCCGAAGCGCTTGCCCAGTTCACCGAGAAGAAGGATCGTGACCATGCTGGTGTTACTGCAAGAGTTGATGTCTCAGGGTGTGGGTGGTGATCTTTTGCCAGTAGCCGCCATAGACATCGCGACTGGAGAGCCTGCCCTGCAGGTGGTGCAGGATGAGACCATCTCCCAGGTAAATGGCAGCGTGGTTGGGCACGGGAGATGCGACCTGCATCAGCAGGACATCACCCAAATTCATGTCAGCTGGCTCCACCACATGAAAGCCTGCGCCAGCGAAGTTGTCCAGGTACAGGTTTTCACCGCGCTTCCACCACTCGTCAAAGCGGGTGAAATCCGGCAGATCGATGCCGCGCTCCTGGGCGTACCAGTCCCGGATCAACGAGTAGCAGTCGAGCACACCATGCGACCATTCGCGCCCGACCAGCGGTGCGGCATAGCCTTGCGGGAGCAACTCGATCCACTGCGTGGCAGGAAAACTCGCAATGAACCAGGGCAGTGCCGTGGCTTCGCATGCCACACGGTCCGCCTGGCTGGGTTCAGGGCTCAAGTTGGGGTGGGAGTGAAACACCCCCACGATCTCGCCAAGCTGGTCGGCGCGCACATAGTCCTCGGGGTGGATCACAAACTGATCGGTTCCCACGCCAATGTTGCGGCACGGAGCATAGGTCTCCCTGCCCTTGTGAATGACGAGCAAGCCACAGGCTTCGCGGGGAAACTCCCGAGCAGCATGAGCCAGCGCCAGCGTCTGATTAGCCTCGAGCATCACCGGATCAACCCCGCTGCAGGAAACCCGCCAAAGGGCAACTCAGCATTCACGCCAAAGCGCTTCTGACAGGACGCCAGGCGTTTGCCACAGGCATCCTGCGCGCGGGAGCTGACGGTTTCATCGTTAGCGTTGAAGTACGCGGTTCCGGTGTAGCCGCATTCGGCACCCTGGTATTGCCAGGGACAGACGTTTTGCACGATCTGGCGCCGGGGCAATGACACCCCTTCCAGATCAAAGGCGGCAGCCAACTCGAACTCGACCACATCCCGGGTTTCCCGGGACTTGCGGTCAATGAAATACACGTCGTCCGCGAATTCAGCGGTAGCGTCCGCCGTCGGGTTGGACCCAGAGGCGAAATTCACCGCATCCAGGTATTTCAGGAGCGTGCGCTTTCTGGTGACTTTGGCCCCCACCAGGTCCTGATAGGACAGGATAAGTGCGGTGATGCTGCCTGTGACATTGGCCACCTTGAGTTTGGGACGTGACACCTGGCCGTTGCCGTTGAACTCAAAGCCTTCGGCCTGGATGGGGAACGGCTCATAGGTATTGCCCTGCCAGACCACCTGCTGACGCAGCTCATTGGTTCCGGCATGAAACCTCACCACCCCCTCGTTGAACAGGGACAGGTCGAGCACAAAAAGCTCGATGACTGCACTCGGGGCCAGTCTCTGAATTTCTGAAGTGATCGCTTGGCTGGTCATGACATATCAAACACCTGCCGGAAGGTGGCGTGGATGTTTTCCAGATTGGGTTCTTCGATGCTGCGGCTCCACTCCTCACAAAGGAACTTGCCAACAATGCCGCTCGGAGTGGTCCAGTCAAATGACTGAACCGCCCCTCTGGCGCGCAGAAAGTTGTCGATCGCAGCGGCTTCTACTGTGGATTTGCCACGAAATTCAAGCGACCAGACCTCAGCCTGGGTGTTGATGCCGTAGGCAAGGCGCTGCTCATACCCGTCTCCAAAGGAGACCTTGCGGACATTGGGTTTGAGGGTGAGGGACGCCCCGATCGAGGCGATCCATGTGAATGTCGCCATGAGAATCCTTCAATACATCACTGCCGACGCGGGTCCAGCAGACCCCCGGCCCGCTTTTGGTTGAGCAGCTCCTGGCGCACCGCGCTGGAAATCGCCCGCCCAAGATCTTTGCCCTGCCCTGCGCTGCTGGTCACTCCACCCTCGGCTACGTTGACCGAGATGTTGAATACATCACCGCCCCCTGACGAGGACTGGTTCATCGTGACGGGGATCGAGCGACCATCGGGAAGCGGCACATAGGCCTCGGCCATAGAACCCTCGCCAAAGACCGCCAACTGAGGCGTGGTGGCCACACCGCCGCTGGCGTAGGCACGCAAGGGCAAGGGACCAGCCGAGGTCATGATCCCGCCATCGGCAAACCCGAACATGCTGCCCAACGCCTTGGCCATGGGCAGCGTGATGGCACGCTGGATCTGGATGCGGATCAGGTCCGAAATGATGGAGGTGGCCAGCGACTTGAAGTCGAGCTTGCCCGTCATCACAAAGTTGGTGAGCGCATCTGTCATTCCATTGAAGGCCTTGGTGGTCACCGCCTCCATCTGCTTGCCCACCTGCTCGGTTTCTTCACCCAGGGTGCGAAGCGCCTTGGAGAACCCCGCCCCGGGGTCTGACAACTCAAGGGCCCGTTGCCCCAGCAAGGTCGCCCCATCGGCTGCCTGACGGGCCGCCTCCTCAATGCGCCTAAACGATTCGGCCAACTTGTCGTTGCCAGGCGTGGCCTCCACCAGCTCTCTGGCCTTGGCAGCGAAATCCGCAAGCTCATCGGCGCTGGAACGCCTGGCAGCGGACAGACGTTTCAGCGCATCGATCTCGCTGATCGAACCGGTCTCGCGCAGGACCTTAATCTGCTCTTCGGTCGATCGCAGCTGACCCTGGCTTCTGGCTACTTGCTCCTGCAGGTCTTTGAGTGTTTCACCCGGCAGCTTGATCTCGCGCTCGAGGTTGGACTGCTGGGCTTCACGCTCGAGCTTTTCTCGGCGCAGGGTGATTTCTGAGAGCTTGTCCTGCAGCTTCAATTTGTCCTGGGCTGTCTTGGCCACGGTGGCCAGGCCACGCTTCAAGATGGACTCTTCCTGCGCATACAACTCACCCAGGCGGTCCGTGAATTCCTGCTGGGCGTTCAGCCGGGCCTCACTGGCCTCCTTGTAGCTGATGTAACCCTGCCCCTCGTAGAGGTCGATGATCTTTTGCCGGTCCTTCAGGAGGCCCGTTTCTACATCGGTCAACCCCTGCAGCTGTTTGATGTCGCTCTCAATCTTGGCCATGGCCGCTGCGGTCAGCGCACCAGTGGCTGAGTTGTAGTTCAACTTGGGTTTGGCGGCCTCACCGGCCGCTTCGGTCTCGCCTCGGTTGATGGCGTCGAAGCGCTCTTTGACCGCATCGGCCAGGAGCGGCATCTTCCAGAGGTCAACGTAGGTCTGATTGGCCTTTTCGACGATCGCATTGCGTTTTTCCAATGCGGTCTTGAGGGTGGCCTGGTTCTCCTCAGAAAATGGGTTCAGTCCTTTGCCACCAGCGAGGAACGTGCCAAGCAGCTCAATATCGGCCCAGACCGCCTCGAAGCTGCCCATGACCGCCTTGGCCATCTGGATCACACCACGAAGCGCATCGATCACGATGGCAATGCCATACGCTGTGTCCTGAGCCCAGGTCTTGAGCGTGCCATCGTCTCGCAGCTTGACCATGGCTTCAGCCGTGTTGTGCGTGCCCAGCATCACAGCTTTTAGCTCACCGACCAATTCTTCGAGTGCAGGCAGCGCCGCCGTCACGATGGTCTGGGCGACGAAGTTGTGCTCGGCCCGCATGCGGCCCAGTGCCTTGGAGGCCTTCTCGGCAGATTCGATCTCTGCTTCAGTGAGCCGGATGTTCAGGTCCTGGTTGGCGGCCAGGTCCTTGAGGAAGGGCAGTAGTCCCGCCCCAGATTTGCCAAACAGTTCAAGCGCAATGGCCGTCTTGCCTGCCCCGTCCTCGAAATTGGACAGTTTCAGGGCAATGTCGTTCATGACTTCGGCCGGATCGCGCAGGTTTCCACCCGCATCCTTGGCCTTGATGCCCAGAAACTGCAGGGCCTGAGAAGCCCCCTTGGTCTCATCGTCCACCCCGGCCAGCCCCTTGGAGAGCTTGGTCAGGCCTACGCCAATCTGCTCCATCGCCACGCCAGAAATGGTGGCCACGGGCGCAAAGCCGGACAGGGCAGTGGCGCTCGCCCCGGTCTGTTCGGCCAGATCCTGCAGGGCGGCTACCGTTTCCAGCGTGTGGGCCACCAACTCCTTGAGCGCCCCCACCGATTCCACGCCGATGGCGATGGCAAAGGTGGTTTTGGCGACTTCGGCCACCTTCTCCAAGGAACCACGCATGGATTCCGCGTGGCGCTCCAAAAGCAATGAACTCTTGCCCAGGTCCTCGCGGAAATCGGCCGTTTCCGCTGCGAGTTTGACCACGAGGGAGCCGATATCAGCCATGCTGTGATTGCCTTATGTGGGCCCTGTGTGGACCTTGTGCGCGAACATGGCCTTGAACCGGGCCACATTGAGCTGTGTTTCGTCTTGAGGTTGGGTGGGTTGCGGCTTATCCAGGAAAGGCATGAAGTCCTCTGGCCGAAACGGCCCCGCATCCTTGGCCCGGTGGGCATTGGCAAAGGTGGAGGCCACCACACCGGTCCTGTAATCAGCCCGGTAGTCCCCGAAGGGCTCGAGCTGGTAGTACGCCATCCACTCCGTCAGCTCGTCCGAGCCCATCGATGCGAGCATCTCGCGCACCGGCAGGCCCAAAGCCAGCGCCAGCCGGAACACAAAGCGTCGCGAAGGATGGGCGATCAGTCGTTTTTTGCGGCGTCCACCTGATCAGTGCCAATGCCGTTCAGACGCTGGGACACGGCAAACACTCGGTCCAGTGCCTTGGCGCTCTTGCCTCCGAGCGACGTGATGTCACCATCGCTGAAAAGACGGTTGCCCGTCTCATCACACATGGTGAGGGAGACCAGGCGGGCACGCACGTTCTCAAGGCGGCCCTCCTTGCCAATCAAGCTGGCTTCGAAGGCGTCCCGGTCAGTACCGGTCATGGTACGCACTTGCACCTCACCGCCCCACTCCGGGACTTGGACAGTTTCACGAGGCAGATCATCGCTCTGCAGGATTTGTTCACGGGTCAACATGGATGTGTCTCTCTTTAAGCTTCGGTGATGTCGCCATCGATCTCGATGGTCACGGAGGCCTGCACGACCGCATCCACGCCGCCTTGCACGCTGAAGTGCGTGACATAGCCGTAGAAGGTCCAAGTGGCAGGATTGGTGTCGGTAAAAGTGATCTTGAACTGGCGGCGCACCCGGTTGGCCCGGTCGGTTCTCAGGCCCTGGTGCACCAGATCGTCGGGGTTGTAGTGCAGGGTCAGGGAAAGTTGCCCCTCGTCGCGCAGGCCCACTCGCTTTTCCTTGGCGGTGGAAGTCAGATTGGTCACGTCGATCACGGCGGCCTGCCCGCCAGGGCCTTGAAACGAAACCACGTTGGGGATGGTTTCAAAGGCGGTGGTGCCAAACCGGGCAATGGCAATGCCCTGCGCGGTGATTGCGGTGCT